GACGTTTTGTGAACTCGTCCAGTGGTGACTTTATCTGGGAAGATGGAAGCCATTTCAACTTGAATAGTGTCCAGCTTAGTTTTAAGTACAGATAATAATTGTAAAGCCCCAGCTTCATTGAGTTTGAAGCCATTTCTTTCTTGCTCCGCAATGATGATTGCGACCTCGTGTTCGAGTTTGATACTTTCTTTGGAATAACCATTTTGCATCTCCTGAGTTAAATGTTCATACAACTTTTTTGTTACTAATGTATCTTGAATACAGTACTCCAACATCTCGTTTGTGAGTCCGTTGTCAAAGTCTGTAAAGTCTCCTTTAGCAAATCCTAAGCGTTGTCCCCAAGCAGCAAGGCTGTGTCCATCTTCTAAGCTAGGGTTATACAGCCTAGACAACACGAGCGTATCGACTACTTGTGACTTCTTTACAGTGATGCCCCAAACTCGTTTCAATACAGGGAAGTCAAAGAAGATTCCGTTATGCGCTACAATTTCACTTGCATTATCAATGTAAGCCTGTAACAACTCCGGAGTCTTAAAAGTAAACCATTCGTCTGTATCAATATTGCGAATAACAACACACCAAATTGTGTCGTGCGCTAGATTGGTTTCAATGTCAAGAACTATTCTCATTCTATGATTGTAACCAAATCTGTCAAACTAATCAAGTACATTCTTGAAGTGTTGTCATCGCCACCACGAACCATTTTAGGCATATTCTTGGAGATATAAGAGCGCAGTTTGTATACCGGAAACACTAAAGTCATAACAATGTCATCGCCCTTAGCAAGATTATGAAACCAGTAGTCTGCTTCAGTGCTGGCAATTCCACTAGGACGACCACGACTCTCAAACTCAACCACAATGTTACCGGTTTTACTCCACATATCTCGCTCAGTCTTAACCTCTATTTTGCTGTTCTGCAACATATCAGCAACTTTTTGCTCAAACACCTGTCCGTATTGTAAGTCTAAGTCGAATCGTTTATCGTTGTTCATAAGCATAATTTTATCAAACCTCCTAAATACATCAATACTGCAACTGCTTCAACAACAAATAAAGCATAGTCTTTTTGATAGACACCTGACCAAGCCCATAATCCGCTTCCAATTAAACCAAACCAAAGGTTTAGTGGAAATATGTTAAGACTGGTTAAAGCAATGCCAATCAGACAAAGGGCTGTGCCAATCCATTTAATCATTCGTTTCCGTAACGTCCATCCGTTTAATCTCATGGTCAATAATATTCTGTGCTGCTTTGATAGCCAAACTCAGTCGTTTCATATCCTCTAAATGATATTCAGCAATAGTGCCGTTATTTAAACGATGTGATTCAAGTGTATTGCGAATTATTTCTTTTAGAGTTGTGGCAAACTGTACAGGTTCATCAGAATCACCAAACCAAAATCCATAGTCAATAGCCCCGTTTTCAGCAATCCAAACAAATCCATCTACTTTAATATTCTTCTTACTCACTTATTTCTCCAATACCTATCTTTAGGATTAGCTAACATAGACTTTAGTAGCTCATCTACTGAGCTAAACCATTGAGTGACTCTCATTCCTTTTTCAGTCATGATGTCAAAGCTCATCTCCCCTCCGAAATAAACTTATCGACGGCAGCATCAATCTCGTCACCAATCATCCAGCGCCATTCGCTCATGTCGCCATTACAGGCAATCACAGACGGAGCCACCAAACTAGTATCAACATCCCACGATGCACTGCGTAGCCAGCGATAACGCTCTGCGTCAGCATAGATTTCGGTATTGTCTTGTATGCGACCAAAGACATCCTTGTTCAGTGTACGCAATCGGTCAATCTCAAGACACAGTGCGTTAATGTAGTTACGAGTAACAGAATACTCATCCTGTTTTGCATACTCTCTTGCTGCTTCGACTAAATCTTTCATAGTGTGTCCTGTATCTCTAACATTCGTCCGGTTTGTCCATTATACAACAATGCGCCACAATTACCAGTGTAGCCACTGAAGCGGTTCTTTAATACTCTAACGCTAGTTGTGTTACGCTCAATCATGTCCTGTGCCTGTCCATTACGTTCTAATCCTATCACAATGTCTGACAACTGTGCAATAGCACCTGAGCCACGCAACTGTGCTAAGGACGTTACGGCGCCTTCCTCGTGTCCTTTACTATCAGGACGTTTCAGATGTGAAACACAAATCAAACTAATGCCTGTTTCCTGTACCAGCATCCGCAACTTTGTCATAATGGAATCCAAGGCTTTACGCTCATCACCAACATCGCCCCCGCTAACAATAATACTAAGATGGTCAAGAAAGACATAGCCACAATTAAGACCTTTAGCCATATAACGCACTCTATTGACAATATTTTCCAAAGAAGTACTGCCGAAATGGTCAAACAGATAAATGCGGTCACTTCCGAGTGTTCTATCAAAAGCATCTTTTAATTCCTCCGGTGATACATCAACATCAGGTAAATGAATAGGTTTGTTTACTGCTAAAGACATCAAGCTACGGGCAGTTTTTCGCACACCTTCCTCAAGAAACATAAGTCCGATTTTGTCAGTCGTTTTATTGATGATGTGCCATACAATTTCACGCAAAAACTGTGACTTTCCCAGACCAGAACCCGCCGTAACCATGACGAGTTCTCCTTTGCGAATCCCGTATGTAAGTTTATTAAGTCCTTCATAAGGGTAATCGCAGTCTGCTTTTGCAATAGGAGCTGAGACCATTTCCCACAAACTGTTACCTTGAATAATGCCATCAGGAACATAAGACTCCGCAGCCCACCAACTATCAATAAATTCTTTACCAGCATTATTCTCAAGGTAATCGCAAGCATCCTTGTATCCTTTCTTGTGCTTCATTACTTTCACTTTGCCGCCAAACAACTCCGCTACTGCTTGTGCAGCCTTATGCCCCGGTTCATCAGCATCAAAACAAATTACAATGTTCTCGAATGAATCAATCCATTCGTATTGCATTTTGCAATCCTTTAAAGCTGCCTGTGCGCCGTTGCGAACACTTACACAAGGATACTTACTACCTTGCATCTGATAGCTTGCTAGAGCATCTAATTCACCTTCACAGATAGTTACATAGCGACCAGCTTTAGTGAATAGATTTTGTCCAAACAAAGTAGCTTCTTTGAAGTCCCCAGCAATACTAAAATCTTTGGTTTCAACTAACCTCGTTTTAATTGCGGTCATTACTCCGTCAGCATCAAAGTAGGGATAGTAGTGTTTGCCGTTATCTTGCCTTACTCCGTAGGCTATGCAAGTAGCCGAAGTAATGCCACGACTAACGATAGAAGTAGAAGAAGCATTGTCATAAAAGTTTAAGTCCTTATTCATTGGTTTAACTACTTTCGTATGTGTTGTTGTGCCATCTCCAGCGACATAGGTTTCACAAGCAAAACAGTATTGATGGTTATCATCGAACAAACTGTTTGCATCGCTACTTCCGCAGTTCTCGCAGGGAATGTGCTTAAGGTATTTAGAGTCCTGCACTATCGACATCCTGTAAATCATAAGCAATATCGAGCACATCCTCTTTAGTAATCTTTTCTATTGGTAACTCTTCCACCTTGCACCAGCAATCCTCTTCCGTATCGCCATAAACTGACACAGAATAAGACACAGTAACAGTAAATTTTGCAGTAACACCAACAGGCTCTTCTCTATAATATTTCATTATTTCACCTCAATTATTCCTTGTTTAACTCGATAAGGATACCTAGATTCAACATAAAAGCATCTAAATACCCCGTCCTTAACACTTAACCATCCATGCCAATCGCTATTATTGGTAGTGTAATTCCCACACACCTGATGGTCTATTTCAATCATAGCGATAGAATACCCAACAAACGCACTAAAACACGCTACAAGCGCATAACGCAACATCGCCTATACCTCGGTATCAACGACTGGAATTAAGCGGTCTATGGCTTCATTTAAGCGGTTCCTAAAATCCGTCATAATTTCCTCATAGCCGTATTGTCCACACAATGCCACCATCTCTTCTAAGACAAAGTGCTTATGTAGCTCCGCTTGTGCTTGTTGCAGTTCAAAACCTGATAAATCGTCAAATTCCAACATAAACCCCTCCTATTAGGATACAGACTAAACATAGACAAATTAAAAGTCAATACTTTTGGTTAAAATAAAACACTTGACAACATTTTAAAAATTCATTACAATGCCTTAACAACATAGACTATCTTTAGATTGTTGTTTAATGTTAGTTATAAATCATTACTTCATAGCAAACAACATAGATACAGCATAGACTATATAGAACCTATGATACCGAGCTTAACGCTCTGCCCAGTAATCATCAATCCCATCATCTATATAATCCTCAATATAATCATCGTCTTCTAGCAATTCCCCGTTACCAGTATCGTTTTCGCTTAATAGGTCATTCCTTACTTGTAAAGGGATATAAGCATCTACTGATTTTAAGCAAGTAGAGCACATCTCTAGGAATTGTCTAGTGATGCCATGCCTTACAGTAGATTCATAGTCATTTAATGCTGCGTTGCAACAAATACATCTCATAATATAGCCCTTCTGAGCCGTTTAGCTCGTAGTTAATAGGTAGGTATCAAGTATAGCCTAAAATCGTCTATAAAGCCCGTTCAATCGCTCTTAATAGCCATATCATAATCTGTGTATAGACTGTGATGCCACAGAGCCAATAAAAGAATGTATAAGGGTTTTTCATAGGTTTACACAATTCACAAATTTACCACCATTACAATAATAGCAAACCATCATAGAACCATCAGGCAAAGTAATGATTTGACTAGGGCAAGCTAGAGCACTGCTAACTGACATCATTAGACTGACTGCAATTAAGAATGTTTTAAGCATGATGCAAACTCCTCATAAGTGATACCACGTTTTAATAATTCAATTCTCAGCTTTTTAAGTGCTGACTGCTCCAATTGGCTAACCCGTTGATGGCTTAACCCTAGAGCTGCTGCCACTTCCTTAAGTGTCATAGTTTAGCCTCCTCATTTTGTAAGCGAGAATATAACTCCTCTATCTTATTGCTCATTTCTTTAAAAAATTCTTTTTTAGTATCATATCCAACATCCTTATAGGTATGACCTAGCCGCAAATCATTAAAATCGAATAGCATCTCTGTCAGTAACTCCTCTATATATTTATTCATAGTGTAGCTTCCTCACTAGACCATAAAATAAAGGTATTTGTATCCCCATAAGCATCAGCATCAAATACTCCCTTATCTTCTATCTGAGCTATGGCATCCGCTTCGCTTAATGCTTCTACACAATTAAAGTGCAGGGTTATTGTTTTTACTAAATCATAAGTAGCCATTTTATTTATCCTTTTTAATTTCAATACATCTATCAATTGTCCAATCATCACAATCCATCATCATATAATCAGCATCACCGGATAACGCTAATTCCTCCGCCTCCGCTTGACTATTCGCCTCTATAAAGCATTCAAACCATTGTAAATATGAACCTTGTACGTGGTATTTTTTCATAATTAAGCCTCCGGATGATTGTTTTCAAAGCATGATTTAGCAAGGTCGATAAGCATTTTACCCTCCGAAACAGTTAAGCCCCTATGCTCTGAAAACACTTCAATAGACAAGTAATTATAACGATAGTCTAAGTATTCATTCAATAATTTTTCTCTAGTAATCATTAAATTAACCATTTTAAAATCCTCCTATTTT